TTACGTTGACCGTTCGGTGTTGGTAGCACCGGGCGGTCTTTTTTCTCATTTGCTGTTTAATGCGTTTACTATTTTTATAAACTTATCTGCAGAAATGGCGCCGGCAAGATATTGTTGTTTAAAGCGGTCGACTTCTGCAGGGATACTCTGTTTAAAAGTTTCGGCCTTTTCCGCATTAAACATAGGAAGTGGTGGTAAAAGGCCCAACTCTGCTGCTAATTTGTAGATATGCTTGCAGGGACCGCGCTGGGCATTAAAATCAAAACAAGTACAGTGGTTGAGTGTAACTTCGTAAAGTTCTCCGCTAGAGCCTGAAATTTTAGCAGTTTGGCGTTGCGCATCAATGCTCACTATATTCTTGTTCTTTATTTGCTTCGCAGTATTGATGCGTTTAATTTGGTCTATTTTACTGTGGATAGAGGCATCCCAATTACCGAAAGTCATTATAAACACCACCTAAAAGGTACAAAATTATACTATTTTAAATAGTCCCGTAAATCTATAAAAATTTGTTCTTGATCCTTTATTCCCAAACAGTGCCCATATTTTAAAAGTTTTAAAAATTCATCTGCATGAGCATAGTATTGCGTTAATTTAATGGCTTTACAATGATTGTAAGTAAATACATCAAAGCATATACTCCCATACGTATATTTTGATTCTATACGTAATGTAGTTTCTGTTGGTGATGGGATGTATGAAGGCAGATAGGTCCATTTATTATTTGTGGAGCTATGGACTTGTAATGCTATAGTTGCATGCTTGCCTACATTAGCCCAAATATCTTTTCTATAAATTTCTGGATTGTTATTATAAAATATTACACCTACATCAAATTGATATTCGGCGCCCTGGGTCCATGTTTTATAAGTTTGGCCATTGTCTTTATAAGTAGTATATTTAATATCTAAATAATCTCTGTGAAACTCTCCAACCCCAAAAGCCCAACCTTCTGCAAAGCCGTTTTTAAATGTAGCCAGTAACTCAAGAGATCTTTTTATATTAGGCGTTTGTAGTATTTTTAGTTCCCGTGCAAGCCTATAAATATGTCCGCAGGGCAAGCTTCGGTTTTGAAAATCTTCACAAGTACAAGAAATTAAAGTTGTTTTATAACCTTCTTCGGTAATGCCACTAAGATTAGCTCTATCAATTCGACCTTTGAATGTATTAGGATTAACTCCGTTTTGTCGTCCATCCCAACGGCGTACTTGATCTGGCGATATGTGCATATGTAAATTCCAATCGTCCCATTTAGTTATAATCATCAAAAACTACTCCTAAAATTTATTTATGCCTTTGTGCTTCTATTTCGTCAACACAAAGGTTCTTACCACAATCTTTTTCATAATGCTCCTGCTCATGCAGGTAAGTTTTCATGTTGGATTCCCTCGTTAAGCGGGCATTCAAGATGAAAATTGCCTCTCCATCAATATCTTCTCTAACAAAGCCTCGAACGTCGTGAGGCAAGTCATATAAGATAGTTCTACTCATTCGCCTTCCTCTTTGGCTTTTTGGTAATCAATAAATTTCATAACTTCTTTAATGCTTTCGGGTTTTAGTTTTTTGGTAGCGTCAAATAACACTTTGTATTGAGGATTATCATAAATTTCCTGTGCCATTTTTGCTGCTTCAGGATTGAGGTAATAGGTTTGGTTTTCTTTATTATTTTCCCACCCCATTAGATAACCTGGAGTTACATTTAGAGCTTTCGCAATTATTTGAACTTGGTTTATAGGAACTTTTTTGATGAATCCGGTTTCGTATCTTTGAAGAGTAGATTTGTTGATGCCTGTTAAATCCGAAAGTTCCTGATAGGATAGACCAAGTTCCAATCGCCGAAGTTTAATTTTTTCAATTAGTTCTGTTAATTCTTTTTCGCTCATTGTAAAAACCTCTCTTTGCTGCTTAGACCAATAATAACATAAATGCAACGGAAAGTAAAACAAAAATATAAAAAACGTTGCATTTGTGCTTGACTTTTGAATTATGTGCTGTTATCATAACCTTGTAGCATAAATGCGACGAAGGGGAGCAAAGGAAGTGATATTAGATGAACTTAGCAAAGCTACGCGGTGCTCTAGCTGAAAAAGGCATAACGCAGAGGGAACTGGCTAAAAAACTTGGCCTGACGACCAAAAGTGTAAATGCAAAACTTAATGGACGCTGTAAAATTTCAGTAGATGAAGCTGCCTCAATGAGCAAAATACTAAAGTTGAAAGAACCTAGCACAATTTTTTTTGATTGATTTGTTGCATAAATGCAATAAAAGAAAAGGAGAATGAGTTCATGAAGTTTTCAGGAATTAAAGAATATGCCAATTCTCGTGGACTTGCATATTCTACCGTTTATGCAATGTGCCGAGATGGAACACTTCCGGCAGTTAAGATAGGACAGCGGCATAAAATTGAAGTCGAAGGCGCTGATCGTTATTTTAATGAACAAATCGAACTTCGACAAAAAAAGTTACAAAAATTAAAATGCCCAATTGTTATTTCTAAGCATAAACGCCGTGATGGCGGCGGGTATTTAGATCAATTGAATTTGATGCGAAAGGAGGTGAAATAGCTAATGCCGGAACAACTGCCTACGGAAATATTTAATTTGATATCAGACAGATCTACACAGATAAAGGGCTTAAACTCATACGCTAAAGCGATTCAGGCTGTTTCTGGTAAAATTCCAGCTCATATTTTAGATGATTTAATTGAATCCCTAAGGTCTTTTAATAGCGGCATAGAATGTTTAGAACTCGAGTTGGATAATAATGGTTATTCCTTTGATGACTTAGCTTATCTGACGGCTATAGTCGATGCTGCAGAGAGGAACAAAAGTCGTGCTGGGGGGGAGGAAACACCGTGAAAACACTAGGGATTTATATTTGGTACTTTTTTGCTGAGAGTGAAATTTTCCCTAAGATCCTGATAGCAGTATCACTGGTCATCTTTGGGATGTTTTTAGAAAGGGCGTGGTGAGATGTGGAAAGAGTTAGGTTATCAAATTGCGGTAATTGCTATTGGGACTTGGGCCGGTGTATTTTTCGGGTTATGGCTCTGGTGCAAGGTTGCTGGAATGAATTAAAGAAAAGAGCCATCAGCACGGCAATGCTGACAGCTCAGGGTTAATACATTGGTCATGAACAACCTGTATTGACTACATTATAGCATAAATAGAAGGATTGACAATGAATTACGGCTTAAATTTTCCTATTGAGAATTATGCAGCTCTATACATAGCTATAGTAAACAGCGTTGATACGGAGACAGCTTTAGCAAAAGTTATGCCACGAGAATCAGTACATTACAGGTCAAAAGCAGAACGTCGTGAGCTTATTGCGGAAGCTAAAAGTTTAATGGAGCAAGGTATTCGGTTAGAAAGGCAGCCAGCGTCATAGGAGTTAAGCGTCCTACGCTTGTATGGTGGCTGAAAAAAGAAAAGGAGCTATTTCAATGACAGTGAAAATTAACAGTCTCGAACTTGAAAATATCAAAAGGATTAAAGCAGTAAAATTAGTACCTTCGGCGAATGGCTTGACTATTCTCGGTGGTAAAAATGGTCAGGGTAAAACCAGCGTTCTGGATGCGATTGCCTGGGCGCTTGGTGGGGAAAGATATAAACCTTCTGAACCGCAGCGACAAGGATCTGTTACTCCGCCAATTCTGCATATAGAGTTATCTAATGGGCTTATAGTTGAGCGGAAGGGCATTAACGGCAGCTTAAAGGTCATCGATCCGCAGGGAAATAAAGGCGGCCAGCAGATTTTAAATGAGTTTGTAGCGCAACTTGCTTTAGATCTGCCAAAATTTTTGAATGCAAATAATAAAGAAAAGGCCAATGCTCTTTTGCAGATAATAGGGATCGGTGAAAAACTTTACCAGTTGGATGCTGAAGAACAAAGGATTTATAACAGGCGGTATGAAGTTGGACGCATTGCTGACCAAAAGAAAAAGTATGCATCTGAGCTTGAAATGTATCCGGATGTTCCTAAAGAGCTCGTTTCCGCAGCTGATCTAATTAGGCAGCAGCAGGCGATACTTGCCAGGAACGGCGAAAACCAGCGCAAGCGGCAAATGTGCCAGCAGTATGAAGAAGAATTAGCTAAAGCGCAGATTGCTTTTGACGAAGCGAAGAACCGGCTTAAAGAAGCTGAGGCTGCAGTTTCGGTTGCCCGTAAGTCGGCCGCAGATTTACAGGATGAAAGTACGGCAGAATTGGAAGCGAATATCTCTGACATAGATCGCCTGAATATTAAAATCAGGGCCAATATGGACAGGGAAAAGGCTGAAATCGAAGCTGAAGAATATAGCCAGCAATATGATGAACTGACAAAATCGATCGAAGATATTAGAGAGCAGCGCTTAAAGTTGTTGGAAAGTGCAGACCTGCCGCTACCTGAATTGTCTGTTGAAAATGGTGAGCTGGTTTATCGTGGGAATAAGTGGGATAACATGAGCGGCAGTGAGCAGCTTAAAGTAGCTACTGCTATTGTCCGCAAATTGAATCCGAACTGTGGTTTTGTGCTCATGGATAAGCTGGAGCAGATGGATCAGGATACTTTAAATGAATTTGGTAAATGGCTGGAACAGGAACAGCTGCAGGTAATCGCTACACGTGTCAGCAGTGGCAAAGAGTGTTCGGTCATTATCGAAGATGGTTATGTTAAAGAAGATAACAGCCTTCCAGATGAAGGCGCAAAAACATGGAAGAAAGGTGAGTTTTGATGAAGTTTCAAATTACCAGAGGGCTGATTGTAAAGCCGCAAAAAGTTGTAGTTTATGGTCCTGAAGGTATTGGCAAAACTACTTTTGCCGCTGATTTTCCGGATCCGCTGTTTATCGATACCGAAGGCAGTACGAATGTCTATGATGTTGCCAGATTACCGGCGCCGACTTCTTGGACGATGTTACTGGATGAGGTTAGAGAGGTTATCAAAAATCCGACCTGCTGTAAAACATTGGTTATTGATACGATTGACTGGGCAGAACAGCTTTGCGTGGGTCATGTATGTGCTAAAAATGGCAAAAATGGGATCGAGGATTTTGGTTATGGCAGTGGCTATATTTTTGTAAGAGAAGAATTTGGACGCTTTTTAAATCTGCTTTCTGATGTGATCGAGATTGGGATCAATGTTGTTTTAACAGCACATATGCAGATGCGTAAGTTTGAATTGCCTAATGAAGGTGGAAGTTTTGACCGGTATGAGCTGAAGCTTGGCAAAAAGACTTCATCGCAGACTGCTCCACTGGTCAAAGAGTGGGCTGATATGCTGCTGTTTGCCAACTATAAGACTATCGTGATCGCACAGGATAAGGACGGGAAGAAATGCAAGGCCGCCGGTGGTGAGCGGGTGATGTATACGACACATCATCCTAACTGGGATGCGAAGAACAGACAGGATCTACCGGAAGAATTGCCCTTTGATTTTAAAAGTATTCGTGGCTGCCTAGTCTATTCCAATACGGAAGCTTTGCAGCCTGTGTTACAGCCAGTTGTAATGCAACCGGAAACGCTTGCGGCACCGGTTGCTAGTGCCACTGCAATTATAGATACACCTTCTGGGCTAATATCTGTAGATCCGGCGCTTATCCCTGTAACAGCATCAGGTGATACAGTGGCTGTACAAACGCCAAAAGTAATTCCAAGTTATGTGCCAAAAGCATTGGCTGATTTAATGGCGTCGGAAGGTGTAACGCTTGCAGAAATTCAAAAGGTTGTGGCCCAGCGTGGCTATTATCCCGAGGGAACACCTTTTGAAAATTATGCAGAGGATTTTGTACAGGGTTGTTTGATAGGAGCCTGGCCCAATGTCTTTGCTTTGATCAAAGAGAACAGGGAGATACCTTTTTAAGTTTAGAGAACTCAATGTAGTTTAAATAATATTTAACAAATAAAGGAGAATAAAATAATGGCATTTGAACAATTAGGACAAGCAGTACCCGTAGAAGAAAGAGAATTAGGTTGGGACGATACTATCGAAAAGGAGAGCGCCGGTTTTATCATTCTGCCGGAAGGTGATTATGAATTTAAGGTATTAGAGTTCCAACGTACCCGTCATGAAGGCAGCGAAAAGTTACCGCCCTGCAATAAAGCTGTAATAACTTTGGTAGTTGAAACACCAGAAGGCGAAGCCCGCATCAGGCATAACTTGTTCTTACATTCTCGGACGGAAGGCATGATTTCAGCTTTCTTTATCGGTATTGGGCTAAAAAAGCATGGTGAACCTTTGAAAATGGATTGGCCGCGGGTAGTTGGTCGAAAGGGCAGGGCCAAGATCGGTATCCGCATGCACGATGGTAAGCAGTATAACGAAATTAAACGCTTTTATGATCCTGAAAATACAGCGGCAACAGCACCTACTGCGGCAGCACCGCAGCAACAAAACTTATATCAAGGACAACCGCAGGCCGCTCCTGCGTTTCGGCCCGGAGCTTTCTAATGCAGCTGCGTCCATATCAGGAAGAAGCTAAACAGGCTATTTTTGACGAGTGGAATAAAGGAATAAACCGCACCCTGTTGGTATTGCCGACCGGGTGCGGTAAAACTATAGTCTTTGCAAAGGTTACAGAGGAACAGGTTAAACAAGGTGACCGGGTACTGATCTTAGCGCACCGTTTTGAACTGCTGCAGCAGGCCTGTGACAAAATCGAGCAGGCTACAGGTTTAAAATCGGCTATGGAAAAAGCTGAATATACCTGTATGGGAAGTTGGTATCGTGTGGTAGTAGGTTCTGTCCAGACGCTGATGCGCGAGAAGCGGTTAAACGGATTTGCAAAGGATTTTTTCGATACGATCATCGTCGACGAAGCACATCATGTACTTTCAGATAGCTATCAGAAGGTGCTGGAACATTTTGACAGCGCTAAGGTGCTTGGTGTTACTGCAACGCCTGACAGAGGCGATATGCGTAATTTAGGGCAATGTTTTGAGAGCCTTGCTTATGAATATACGCT